TTATGACATACAGGAAGATGTCTAAGTTCACTACAATAAGTGCTGCAAAGCGACTTATGTCTAGTATGGAGGTTGCTATCAATAATATGATTGATGAGATCAAAAAACCTGTTGATCCAGAGATCAACGGTAGTGCGCGTAAAGCTGAACTGCAATCCATAAAGCAGACAGCTACGGATTGTAAAGAACTAATTGTTGAAAGACAGCGATTAGAGCAAATGATAAAGGACCTAAACGAAAATGGATCTATCGAACAAACCAGAGACTACAGCGGAGGATTCGCTGAAAGATTCTCAAAGTAAGCCCAGTGGGTTGATTTATTGGGACGATTATAATTTTGATAATCAGTCAGTTACTATAGAACACTTAAATGTAAACTTTAAGCTCTCTTAGCGCAGCATGCCATACAAGAGGAGGAAGGATCAAGCGGCAGCGGCAGCCAAGCACTACAGGAAGAATAAGAAAAAAATTATCTCTAGAAGCTCGGCTAGAAACAAAAGGCAGAAAAAGAAGAACAAAGAATTTGTACACAGAGTAAAAAGAAGATTTAGCTGTGTTGATTGTGGCGAGTCAAATCCTATAGTTCTTGAGTTTGATCATGTGAGGGGAGAAAAAAGAAAAAATATAGCTGACATGGTGGTAAACTATTACAGCATAAAGACAATAAAAGATGAAATGAGAAAGTGTGACATTAGATGTGCTAATTGTCACAGAATAAAACATCAGAAAGAAAAATAAATTAAAATGAAAAGGCTATCTATAAAAATTGAAAAGCACAAGGTTCGAAGAAGGGGAGTTCATTCAAAAACAAAGCACTCTAAAAACAAAGGCTCGAAGAATTACGTAAAAGCGTATGCTGGTCAAGGTAGATAATTACAAAGATGAGGCGGTCTGCATTTGTCCCAACGGTACGCAAGGTGATGTTGTCGAACTCGGCGGGCTACTCATTGTTCTTCCCGTTGCACCGCCCGAGAAGGAGGTTGCGGGATATGAAAGATCAGAAGCTATGCAGATGTGGGAGAGAGTTCCTATGCCCAAAGAGCTGTCTCGGATTAGCTCTATGGATGAGTGGAGCGAAATGCCCAGGGAGTTTAGACAAAAGTTTTCTGCATATATCGAAGAGGAGTTTCGCCGTCGGCGTGAAGGCTTTTGGTTTTACAATAAGGGTAAGCCTACATATATTACAGGGCGTCACTATATGATGCTTCAGTGGACTAAGATTGATATTGGTTATCCTTCTTATCTAAGCTTTCAAAAAGATATCTTTATCCATATGGCGGCCTGCGAGATAGACGACAGGTGTCTAGGTCAGTTATACACGAAGTGTCGTCGTAGTGGATACACTAATATTTGTTCGGCTGTGCTGCTAGACGAAGCTACTCAGGTAAAAGACAAGTTAATGGGTATACAGTCAAAGACTGGTAAGGACGCTCAAGAAAACATATTCATGAAGAAGGTAGTGCAGATGTTTAGGCACTACCCTTTTTTCTTCAAGCCTATTCAAGACGGCACCACAAACCCTCGTATGGAGCTAGCATTTCGCGAGCCGTCCAAGCGTATCACGAAAAACAACAAGACCGCTCAAAAGGGAGAGGCGTTGAACACGGTAATCAATTGGAAGAATACTACCAACAACGCCTATGACGGTGAGAAGTTGCATATCTTGTATTTGGATGAGGCGGGCAAATGGGAGAAACCTACTGATATACGTGATGCCTGGAGGATTCAACGTACGTGCCTAATTGTGGGTAGAAAAATTGTTGGTAAGGCGCTCGTTGGAAGCACGGTAAACCCGATGCCAAAAGGCGGTAAGGAATATAAAAGCCTTTGGGAGGATTCCAGCCCGCTAGAAAGAAACAAAAACGGAAGAACACGTAGTGGACTATATAGATTATTCATCCCAGCCTATGAATCTCTTGAAGGGTTTTTTGATGTTTACGGATATCCAGTCGTTGAAGATCCTGATTCGCCTATTGACAGTCTTGACGGTGATAGCATTCGTATCGGAGCTAAGACGTATCTCAAAAACGAGAGATCATCATTAAAGGACAATGCCTCGGAAATGAACGAGGTCATCCGTCAATTTCCATTTACCTCTGATGAAGCGTTTAGAGACAGTATCGATGGTAGCGTATTTAACATCGGAAAGATATACGAGCAGATAGAGCATAACGATGACCTATTTCCAAATCCTGTAGTTGTAGGAAACTTTGTTTGGAAAGGCGGGGTGAAGGATACTGAAGTAGTTTTTAGCCCAGATCCCATAGGTAAGTTTAAAGTTTCGTGGATGCCACCGCCAGACTTCAGAAACAAGAAGGCAATGGTGCGCGGGAAACGTGTAGCGCCCAATGTAGAAATAGGCTGTGGTGGAGTTGACTCGTATGATTTAGATGCTACAGTAGATGGGAGAGGATCTAAAGGGGCGTTACACCTATACAATAAATTTCATATGGAGCATCCATCTAATATGTTTGTTTTAGAGTATGCGTCTAGACCACCTCTAGCAAAAATATTCTATGAGGATGTATTAATGGCTGCTGTATTCTATGGGTATCCGATATTAATTGAGAACAACAAATACGGGATTGCCAGATATTTTGAATCTAGAGGATACGATGGATACCTTATGGACAGACCACACCATTTAAAAAGCGGAAGTGCTAAAGTAAAAGTAAAAACAAAAGGTATACCGTCTAACTCTCAAGATATTATTCAGTCTCATGCTCACGCGATAGAATCATATATACATGATCACGTTGGTATAAACCATGAGACAGGGGAGATAGGAAAGATGTACTTTAATGAAACTCTAGAAGATTGGATTTCTTATAAGATAGACAACAGAACAAAGTTTGACTTGACAATTAGTTCTGGACTTGCTTTACTCGCTGCACAAAAGGTGAAAAAGAAAAAGGTAAAAAACTTTGACGAACGTCAATTTTTTAGACGATATAAAGTCCTGGGCTAATTTCCTATATTTGTGACATATACTCTTTTGTAAATGAAACAATATAGCGGCAAAAAAAATTTTCCTGATCCACTCGCTTCGCAGGAACAAAAAGAGAGTAGACACTATGGGTTAAGATACGCCAAAGCTATTGAGTCTCAATGGGGCAAGAGGCGAGACAGTAACTCTTTGTTTTCGAAAAGATATCGATTATTTGAAAGAAATCAAGAATATGCGACGGGTGTACAGGATACGAGTATCTACAAAAGACTTTTAAATAATTTAGATCCAAACTCTGGTGACGGTAGTTTGATGAATCTAGATTTTACTCCAGTTCCCATACTGCCGAAGTTTGTTCGAATCGTTGTTAATAAGATTCTAGGGAGAAACCTGTACCCCAATCTTGAAGCCGTTGACCCACTTTCTTCATCTGAAAAAAACAGAGATAAGAAAAGAATCGAAATTATGGTTGCCCTCAAGAAGCAACTCATGGCGTTCCAAGAAAAAACAGGGGCGACTATCGGAATGGACCCTGAGATGATTCCAGACAGTGAGGCAGAAGAAGAGATATTTATCGGGGAGAATGTAAAAAGCGACGCAGAGATCGCTGCACAGGTAGCGACAGACATGACGCTTTCCTGGAATAGTTTTGATGACAATATTTTTAGGAGATGCGTTAACGATTTAGCGACTAATGGTATGGCCGTAGTAAAAAGATCTAACGATCCAAACTATGGAATCAAAACGCATTACGTTGACCCCAAAAACTTCATACATAGCGAAACCCACGATCCTAGCTTTGAGGATATTACGTATGCAGGACACGTAAAAACTATGCCGATCCAAGAGCTTAAAAGAATAGCTAGTGGCGAGCTAGAGGAAGAAGACTTTAAGAAGATCGCGAAAAAAGTTACTGGCAAAACTGGAGGCAACTACAATTACGATGGAGATCTTGGGCGAAATGTGTACGAGTACGATGAATACTCTGTAGATGTCTTGGAGTTTGAGTTCTTGTCAACAGACTGTATGTTCTTTGAAGAGAAAGAAAACAGATTTGGTAATCGCAACTTCTTCTATCAAGGCTTCGAATACAAGGAAAAGGCAGGCAGTGTCTTTGAGCGCAAGCCGCATAAGATGGAGGTTGTTAATGTGTACAGGGGATTTTATGTTTTGGGTACTGACTACTTGTTTAATTACGGTAGGATGCATAATGTCCCAAAGAATATTTATGACATTAGTAAAGCACGAACTTCTTATTCTGTAGTTGCCACAAATCTTACTGATATGATGCCTAAATCAATGGTGTCTAGTTGTATCGGATTTGCAGATATGTTGCAACTCACGCACCTCAAGATTCAGCAAGCTATTGCTAAAGCAAAGCCTGACGGCCTGATCATTGATATTGAGGGACTTGAGAATGTTCAGCTTGGAAAGGGTGGTGAGTTACAACCACTGGACCTACACGATATCTACGAACAAACTGGTGTCTTCTATTACAGAAGCAAGAATCCAGAGGGTGGATTCCAGAATCCGCCTATTCGAGAAATAGGTAATAGTATTAGAAACATTAATGAACTTGTTGGGCTGTACAACCACTATCTAAGAATGATTCGTGATACAACAGGTATCAACGAAGTTGTCGATGCTAGTACGCCAAAGTCTGAAGCCTTAGTGGGGGTTCGTGAACAAGCGATTGCGGCGTCTAACAATGCTACTTACGACATCACAAATGCCTCTATGATTCTTTATAAAAATGTGTGCAATGATATCGTAAAGTGTTTGCAGATCTTACCAGAAGAATCGGTGATCATGGAAGTCTATAAGAATGCTATTGGTCAAACAAACATGAGTATTCTTTCAAGTTTCTCTCGTTTGCCCATGTACAACTTTGGTGTTCAAGTCCAAAAGGATATGGATGATAAAGACCAAGCATATTTAGAGCAAGCTATTCAGATATCTTTAGGTCAGAAAGAAATAGACCTTGAAGACGCTATGGCCATTAGAGAGCTAAAAGATGTAAACCAAGCGGAGCGATTGCTTGTGGTTCGCAGAAAGAAAAAAATAGAGAAGGCTCAAGCCATGGCGATGCAGCAACAGCAGATGCAGGCTCAAATGGCGCAGCAATCTCAAGCCATGCAGATGCAGATGGAGGGCCAGAAGTTGCAGGCTGAAGCGCAGTTAGAGGCTCAAAAGATGCAACTTAAAGCGCAGTTAGAATCTCAGATGGTTGCTATGCGACATGAGTTTAATAAAGAGATAGAGCTTATCAGAGCTAAAGCTACATTGGGATTCAAGGAGACTGACGAGGAGTTTAGAGAGAAAATAGAGGTTTTAAAAGAAGATCGAAAAGACGATAGAGTTAAGAAACAGGCCGTTGAACAATCTAAACTGATCTCTCAAAGAAAAGGTCAAAGAACAGAGCTAAAAGATCAAGAGGGTAACCCTATGAGAAACGTGTTAATGAATATGCAAGATGGCCAATAAAGTAAATTTAGATATATCGGAGCCTTTGGATATCACCTGCAGAAGAGGTGATACGTTTTCGCTGACACTCACTCTAAAGGATTCAAGTGGAACCGCCATTCAGCTCGTGACTTTGGGTTATGAGTTTATTATTGATGTTAAATCAACTTCAAGCAAACGGGTAAACGGCGTAAAGGAAAGACAGACTATCGCGTCTAGCGTGGGCTCTGCCTCTACATCAGACTCTAAGTTTTTAAACACTGCGCAAAAAACTCAACTAACCAATGCATTTGAGTTTACAGACATCACAGATAGCGGAACTGTAAAAGTGTCTGCATCGGCTGACACAATGAAGCAGTTTCCTGTTGGCGTTTTTAGCTACGATATCCAGCAAAAAGTAGACGGTGTCGTCACAACTATTTTGCGTGGCTCATTTACCGTAAACGAAGATATCTCTAGGTAATATGGCTATAACAGTTACAGCAGCATCGGGTAGCACTTCGGTAACAGTTACAGCCCCAGCTTCTAGCTCTGTCACGGTTACAGAAAAAGGCATTAAGGGGGACAAGGGTGATACTGGAGATACAGGAGCCACGGGTGCTACTGGGGCTACAGGTGCAACTGGCCCTGCAGGTCCTACTGGGCCTACAGGTGATACAGGCGCTACAGGTGCTCAGGGGCCACAAGGAATTCAAGGTCCTGCTGGTTCAGATGGCTCAAATGGTTCAAATGGCGCAGCTGCTACAATATCTGTAGGTACAGTTTCTACTGGTTCTGCGGGCAGCTCGGCAACGGTTACTAATTCTGGCAGCTCTTCTTCTGCCGTGTTTGACTTTTCCATTCCTAAAGGAGATACAGGGGCTACGGGAGCCACGGGTGCCGCAGGAGCCACGGGAGCTCAGGGGGCCACGGGTGCCGCAGGAGCCACGGGAGCTCAGGGACCACAAGGCATTCAGGGACCAGCTGGTAATGATGGAGCAGACGGAGGAACTAACATTGTTTTGGACACAAGCCCACAGCTTGGTGGCAACCTTGATGTCAATGGAAATGATATTGTTAGCACTTCTAATGCAGACATTAACATAAAGCCTAATGGCTCTGGTAAGCTTAACATTGATAGCTCATCATCCACAAGCGGAGTTAAAATATCTGATGCTCATGTGGAGCTTAGAAGCGGAACAGGGAACCCAGCTAAGATTGATTTCTACTGTGAAAGCTCGGCAGCGCATAAGGTTACAGTTCAGGCTCCAGCACACAGTGCTTTTACTGGAGATGTGCAGTTTACTTTACCTACATCAAACGGAACTAATGGTCAGGTTCTAAAGACTGATGGGTCAGGCAACTTATCTTATACAAACCAGACATCAGATACAAACACTAACCTTGGGAACACAAACCTAACAGCAGATAACAACAGAAGCTACGATCAAAACGGCAATGACCTGACTATTGATCCTAAAGGAGGAACTTTTTCTGTATCAGACTCTTCTGGCGCCCCCGCTGTTGCTGAAATAGAAGTTGGTTCTGGGACACTGACCCTCATGGGTCTTGAGTACCCTAGTTCTGACGGCAGCAATGGACAAGTGCTTACTACTAACGGCTCAGGAACTCTTTCTTTTACTGCCCCAGGAACGGGGGTTACAACCTTTTTGGCCCTTAATGATACTCCTGCCTCGTTTACCGCGAGCAAGTTTTTGAAGGTAAACTCAGCAGGAAACGCCGTTGAGTTTGTTGATGGTGGTAGTAGTGGAATTTCAAATGTGGTTGAGGATACTTCCCCTCAGCTTGGCGGCGACCTTGACACTAATAGACAGAATATTCTATTTGGTAAGACTGGAAATACTGATCACGACAGCAACGGAGACATAGTGAAGTTCGGAGGAACTACCAGCATGACGCAGGGAGACCTTTACTATTATACCTCTTCTGGGACTTGGGCGCCAGCCAATGCAACAGCAGCATCAACTTCAGGGGCATGTCTTTTAGCTATAGCTTTAGGGTCGGCTTCAGACACCAATGGCATGTTGTTGCGGGGCATATACACTATGGACTCTAATGCCATTGATGGAACAGAGGCAACTGGAGATGAACTATATGTTGGAGAAACTGACGGCCATATAACAAGCACACCTCCTTCTAGTACGAACGATGTCGTTCGCGTTATCGGTTATTGTCTCGACGGCACCAACGGACAGATTTGGTTTAATCCTTCTAACGACTTTATCGTTCTTGCATAAACATGCCAGACATAGCATCACATAACGGAATAGCCGTGGCAGATATAGCATCAATAAACGGACAAGACGTCCCAAGCGGAGGGGGCGGAGTATCAGAGCCAACATCAGGGTTTTTAACTTTGGGTGGATCAATTCCAGGCAATAGCGTTCTTCGTTTTGGCGCAAACAATAACGATACCTTTGAGTCTGTTACGTTTCACTCTAGCGTTTCAAGCGTGCCAGCCACAAGCGCTATTACAAAAGTGTCTTCAGGTAGATACATGGTAGGGATGTTAGACAGCTCTGGTAATCTATACATGTCAGCCGTAGGAAATCAAGAAACAGGGTCTGCAAGTATTTACGGGGGTCACTACAGGCAGTTTAGCATAGAGCTAACCAGTGTTGCTGATTTTTCTTTCGGAAAAGATCACGGCCTTGCAGTGAAGACGGATGGAACGCTTTGGGGGATTGGTGGTAATGGCGACGGTGAATTAGGAAGGGGTAATACAAGTTCTCAGTATTCTACCTTTGCAGAAGTCGGCGGCGGTGCAACAAACTGGTCCAAAGTTTCTTGCGGAGAAGACTTTAGCCTAGCCTTGAAAACTACAGGTGCTTTGTATAGCGCAGGTAAAAACCAAGACGGAAGAACGGGGCAAGGGACAACCAGCGGTGACACCACTTCCTGGACGCAAATAGGAAGCGATACAAATTGGACTCAAATTTCCACTGGTGAAAAACATTCTGCTGGTATATTATCTGGAAAGCTGATTACTTGGGGCGACGGTAGCAGTCGAAGATTAGGAAATAACAGCTACAGCGACGAAACGTCTCCGTATACCGCTAATAGCGATACAGATTGGCAAAGTGTGCATTGTGGTACTGCCTATACCAAGGCTATAAAAACTACTGATGGTCATCACTACCATGCTGGAAGTGGTGGTGCCTTTGGCAGCGGGACTCGTGGCGACGGCTCTACAAGCAGCACTACCACTTTTACAAGAATAGGGTCAGACACAGGTTGGACAGAGTTTCTTGAATTTAAATATTCTTCTTTTTCTAATTACGCCGCTGGCAAAAAAAGCGGGAGCTGGTATGTTTGTGGTAATTATCAACTTGCCCCATATATCAAAACTGGGGGAACAGCTACGGAAAGCAACACTACTACGTTTGTGCAGTTAGCCTCCCCTAGTCCGTCTTTCTTTTCGTTAGCTCAATACAGTGGGGCTCAACCTGAAGCACTTTATATCGTTTAATATGGCAGAATACACAGTTGTAATTACAAGCGAGGATGATCTGAGTCAGTCTTGGACAGATTCTAGAGCCCCCAACTTTTCGTGGAGGTTTAAAGAGGAAGAGTTAGATGACTGCATTCAGGTTGGAGAAGGCCAGTGGCAGGCCACCTATGAAAGCATGGAGGTGTCCTCTCCGAAAACATACACCTACCTAGATATGGTGAATGGGGGAGAGGTTACTTACACGCTTGCAGCTGGCGAATACGGAATCAAACCGTAATTTTTTATTTTTGTTACCTTTGCTAAATGTCTAACACTAGAGTCAAAAATCTTCTTAAAAGTTACAAATTTGTCCAATAGATCAAAATTTTAAAATCATGCCACAAGGAGAAGGTACATACGGAAGTCAAAAAGGAAGACCCCCTAAAAAAGGAATGAAGGGTGTAAGAGTTATGAAAAAGGGTGGAAAAGCTCCAAAGCTTACTATTTTAAATAAATCCGTCATGGTAGACCCCCCAAGGGGATTTCACTGGATGGAAGAACAGGGCAGATATTACCTTATGAAAGGTGACTATAAGCCTCATCCAGGTGCAGTAAAACAGGCTAAGTTCAAGCAGGCCAATCACCCAAAAGGATAATGGCAAAGACTCTCGCACAGCAGGCAGCGATAGCTATTTCTAAAAAGGAAAGAGGAGAAGCACCCAAAGCTAAAAAAGGGATGAAGTTTAACCCTAAGTATACAAGGGGCAGTTCAAATGTGGGGAAGAGAAAGAGGTTAATGCAGCAGATCTCTGACATCTATAAAAAGTACAGAGGCACTAAAGCTAAGAGAAAGAAGAAAGGATTCCCACCTGCTGTAGAGGCTAGACTAAAAAAACTTATGGCACAAAGAGATAAGATATGATTGTACTTAAAAAAGGCGGTAAGTCAAAGAAAAAAAAAGGCAAGAGCTTTGCGAACTTAAGTGCAGCTCAAAAGCAAGTGTACAGAAGAGGCCTTGCTGCATACATGAGTTCGGGCAATCGACCCAAGGTATCTCAGCACGCATGGGCGATGGCTCGTGTGAATAGCGCTTTTGGGAAGCGTGAGGCAGCTAAAATACGAGCTGGTAAAGGCAAGAAAAAGAAGAAGTAAATAATAAGTATATTTGTGCAAATAACTATCGATTATGGCAACAACAACTGCAACACTCACATTATCTAGCGCGGACCTTACTGGTGACGCGCTTGCGTTGTCCACTACGGCAACACTCACCAAGGCTGGTACAGTAACTGGATTAGATCAGTTTACTGGAGTAGCTAGACAAACCTTTACTCAAAACACTATGCTAACATTGATTGACAAAAGTCTCTACGATGCCGATGGTGCTCACAAGGTTTACATTAAAAATACTAGCACTACAGCTACAGAGAATATTATCGTGACTATTGAAGCGCAATCTCTTGGAAGACTTTATGCTGGTGACTGGGTGCTGTTGCCTTTCAACGGTGAGCAAGACATTAAGATTACTCCAAGCGTAAATACTGCAATGACTATTGAGTATGCAGTTATCTATCAGCAAGTTTAATGGCTACGCTTAGAGCAACATTAACATTAAGCAGTGCTTCCGTGTTGGCAAGCCCTGTAAGCGTGTCTGCAGATTTTTCTGGAGCTGCAGATTCTGGTATCCTTAGTCGAGCCAAAGTTGTAAAAACTTCCACGGATGCAAATGCTTTAGAAGTATATACAGCCAACGACAAAACCGAATCAGCATATCTCTTTATTAAGAATCTAGAAACAGAGAAAGAGAAATATGTGTACGTGTACAACGGCACCGATGCTGATGGTCTGGTAGCAAAAATTGGTGGCAATGAGTTTTGTTTTATTCCAGTTGCAGTGAATAAATCATACAGAGTATATGGCACCAAAGTTGATCAGATGGTTGAGTTCGGCGTGTTTGGATTGGATAGCTCGGCTGCAGGTCCGTTTAATCAGAACTAATAAATAAGACATGGCAGATAACACTTCAAATGGCGCAACATTCAATATGTTCTCAACAGGACAGTTTGGATCTTCACTTCTAAATGGAGACGGTGCCAGTGTTGATTTAGATGGTGGTTCCGCGACTCGATATGTAGGTGCGATTACTATGCTTGTTGACACGACATTTGAAAAGCTCGAAAACCTCGGGGATGAAATTGGATCAATTAGCACTGTAACTGCCCAAAACGATCACGACTCCACTACTGGTGGCTTTGGCGCCGCTGGCAATGCGACTAACGTAATCAATACCATGATATTCCCTAAAGGCGTTACCATTTATGGACGATGGGATTTGGTAGAGCTCAATAGCGGAACGTGCATTTGTTATTTCGCGCCACGCCAAAAAGGATAATGACGATTAATTAAATACAATGGAAGAAAATAAAAACTCTATTGCGGGATTCGAAGTATACGATTCCCCTGACGCACTTGCTGCGGCTATGACTGCAGAACCACAAACAGAAACAGTAACTGAAGAGGCTCCCCAAGAAGAGCCTCAAGTGGTTTCTGAACCTACTGAACCTACACCTGTAGAGCCACAGGCAGAATCTGTCCCAGCTCCCGAGGTGCAAGAGCCTGTCAGCGAACAGGTCCCACAGGTCAGTCAAGACGAATTCACTCAGCAGCCCTCTGCTGATACAGAAGAATATAGTGAGCAGGACATGGAGGAAGCGGTTATCTCATACTTAAGCGAGAAGCTTAATCGAGATATCACTTCTATCAATGATCTGAACACACAACAAAGCCCACTAGACGAAAGGGTAGAGGCTATAGCCAAGTTCGTTGCGGAGACAGGAAGAGCTCCTCAGGACTGGTTTACTTATCAGTCATTAAGCACATCTGAGATGGATGATGCGACTTTGGTAAAAGTAGACATGGCGCTACAGTATCCTAATCTTTCTGCTGATGAGGTGCAAACGCTCGTTCTGAACAAGTACAAGTTAGATCCAAACAAGTACTCAGAAGACGAAGTAAAAATTGGAGCCCTTCAGATGAAGGTCGATGCAGCAAATGCTAAAAAGCAAATCGAAGATCAGCGCATGAGATATGCCGCTCCCGAGGTGCAAGAGCAACCTGCGCAACAGGAAAGCTTCCTCAACGACGAGTGGATCTCAACTATGAGACAAGAAGTCAACGATTTGACTGGGTTAGAATTTGACTTAGGCAATGACAGGACTTTTACCTTCGGATTGGATGACCGATACAAACAGGACCTTGCAAATAAGAACGCTCGTCTTGACGAGTATTTTGATGCATATGTCCAAAATGATGGAAACTGGGACTTTGATAAGCTCAATTCGCATCGCGCCATTCTAGACAATATTGATGCTATCGTAGCGTCTACCTACAGGCAAGGCCTTAGTGATGGTCAAAGGGGTGTAGTGCAAAATGCGGCTAATGTCTCTACTCAGGTTCCTCAACAGAGTTCCGAGCCTGCTAATCCTCTCGGTGATCAGCTCAAAAATATTTTACAAAGGAACTCTAATAAACTTACTATCAAAATCTAAAAATTAGAGAATTATGGCAACTATTACTGCCGCGAGTACAGGCTCAGGTTCAACTTTTGCAGATGCGAAATCGGACTTAAGACTGACTCCCGAAAAATACACTACTCTCAATGAGCTCTTGGATCACAACAAGCCAGAGGTCATGGAGGAGCTCGTCCAAACTTTTGGCGAGCAAGGCATCACTGGCTTCTTGAAGCTTACTGGTGCAGTTAACTCTGGCGGCTCTGCCGACCAGGTTGAATACTTTGAAGAAGGTCGTCGTCACAGAACTATTTCTGTTACGGAGACTAAGTCAAGAGTTGGTGATCAGACCACAATCGTTTTCTCTGCGGATACTACTAATGGTATTCCCTTTGGCGCAAACGATGTTTTGATGGATTCATCTGACGGTACTCGTTATATCGTAAAGTCAGTCACAACGTCAACTGTTCCTACGGGAACAGGTACTGAAGCTGTCCTTGGTACTCTGGATGGACAGGACGCGATTGCTAATGCAACATCAACTCGCGACTTTATTGTTTTGGGTAATATGTATGGACAAGGCACTTCTCAGCCTGCCCACTTCACTGATGTTGACGTAAAGAGACGTAAGAATCCTTACATGATCGTGAAGGATCGTTTCCAGGTAAACGGTTCACAAGCAACAAACATCGGCTACATCAACGTAGGCGGTGACTACCGTTGGTTCATGTACGGTGAGCAAGAGGCTCGTAAGCGCTTCGAAGACCGTCGTGAGATGATGTTGTTGTTTGCTCAGACAGGTTCAGCAGAAGATCTTGACGCAGCGGTTGGAACACACGTTACTACCCCAGCGTTTAACGCTATGCAAGATCAGGGGCGAGGTTCAGAGGGCTACATCTCTGCGATTGAGGATCGAGGTATCAACATCTCAAACGCAAACGCTAATCCTTTGGATTCATTTGCTGAGTTTGATGATATCATCTTGGAACTCGACAAGAACGGTGCGCCTGCTGAGTACGCTATGTACTTGAACAGAAAGCAAGACCTCGCCATTGACGACATGCTCGCTTCTGGTGTTTCTACTGGCGTAACTGCTGGTTTGGCTGGACAGTTCGGTGCGTTTAACAACGACGCAGACATGGCCGTTAAATTGGGCTTTAAGTCGTTTACTCGTGGTGGTTACACTTTCCACAAGCACGACTTCAAGTTGTTGAATGATCCTACACTGTTGGGTGCTACTAACTTCTTGCAGGGTTGCATGGTTCCTATGAGCCAAGTAGTTGATCCACGTACAGGCTTTAAGGCTCCTGCTTTGGCTATGTACTACAAAGAAGCAAATGGCTACTCTCGTGAGATGGAGCACTGGGTAACTGGTGGTGGCGTCTTGGGACACACAAACAATGGAGACGGAGGTAAGGACGTAGCTACGTTTCACTACCGCTCTGAGATTTGCTTGATTACTCGCGCTGCTAACCAGCACGTTATCATCAAGGGTTAATTTTTTAACAGATAAATACTTAGAAAATATGAGTGCTGAAAAATATTTGTACTTTAGAAAGGCAACAACTGCCGCTACAGATGACGACGAGGTAACTGGATCAACTGTTTACCCTCTTAGTTCGTTTAGAGGAATGTGTTCTGGAACATCTAATCAAAAAGGAACTGTCACTGATGACGCTGATGCTTTTTCAATTTTCCTAACTCCTAAAGCCTCTACTGGCTCAGGGGGAGATGCGGATGATGTTCAAGGCGATAATGTTGATGTTGTTGTTGTGGCTATTACTACTGACAATAATCAAAAAGTTGTCATGGAGGCCCTTCTTGATGAGTTCCGTTTTGGAAAGCAAACAATGATTACTATTTTTGATGGCGGAGCTGGTGGATCTAGCTCGGCTTTGCATGAAGACATCGAGAACATTACTGTTCTTCACGTTGAAAACGCAGACTAATAGTATTAGCGGAAATGAGAAAGGGGGCCTAAGCCCCCTTTTTCTTTTCTTTATATTTGCGGTATGAGAGCTAAAAAGCGAGATCCAAAGGTTGGAACAGGCAAGAAACCCAAGGGTTCTGGCAGAAGGCTTTATACAGATGAGAATCCTAAAGACACAGTTAGGATTAAGTTTGCTACTCCTGCTGACGCAAGAGCTACTGTTGCTAAAGTAAAAAAAATCAATAAGCCTTTTGCAAGAAAGATTCAGATCTTAACTGTTGGCGAACAGAGGGCTAAGGTTATGAAGAAGAATGAGGTGGCCGCTATATTTAGAAGAGGCAAGGAGGCTTTGCGTAAAGATAGACGATCATGAGTACTGATAAAATTAGTATATTTGTGTGCAGTTGAATTTACTTGATGAAATTTTTTCTCTTTAATATATCTGATGTTTCGTCAGCGAGTACGAGAAACTCTGACGATGGGCTTGGTATCAGCACAATATCTATACCAGCTAACAAGCTATGCAACATCACTGCGTCTGAAGGCTTCATCAATCTCACATTCGATGATGCTGGGATCTACGAGGAGTCCTTTATGAACCCAGGCGAGGCCATTGAAAAGGTAAATATTACCGTGGCTGCTGTAAAGTCTCGTGAAACGCAGCTCATAGAAGACATACTCAACTTCATATCTCTAAACAACAACGTCTTTGTCATGAAGTTTGATGCCGTAAACAAGGTGTCAAACTTTAGGTTCTCGGATGTTACAAGCCCGCTCAACTTGTCCGTAAAGGTTTCTAGCATGCCTGTAAACATGGAGACAGGTAGGCTGTCTGTTGGTTCGGATGCAGAAGAATATCAAGACACTATAGCTGGGATTAACTTTAGAGGAAATCTACCTGCACTTGACTTCAATCACGAAGGGCTAACAATCTACTCTGCTGGGGACGAAATAACTTCTTGGGTTAACGCTGGCACAGCGGGATCAACTCACAATATATCCTCCAATAGCGGAGACCCTAGCTGCTCAGAAGACGCTGCGTTTAGCAATCTGTCAAAGAAATCTGCAAACCTAACTGGAAATGATGAACACTTTATTGTTCCTGGTTTTACTGCGGTTGACGACTACACGCTCTACATAGTTCTTGGAACAACTATTCCGCCTATGTGTGTTTATGGAGATGCGGCTGGGCAGACAGTTGGTTTTGGAGCCCGATATCCTTCTGGTACAGATTTTACTGTAACTAATGTGATTGACAGAAGGTATGCATTCTCTGTGCGTCACAATGGTATCGAGGGGGCCGTAGCTACTACTCAAACAGATAATACTGATAACGGGACTGTGTCTTATAAATGGCCAGATTCTCAGATACAGAATTACGTTGTGGCTGAATCAGAGCCAGAGGTATTTATCGTTAGGAGAGATAAGAACTTCAATATGTTTCTCCATAATAAAAATGGAGACATCATAGGATTTATCCCATCAAAAACCAAAAAAGAACTCCCCTACCTGACAGCAAATTCTGCATTTAGAACAGATGGAAGCCTGTTAATCGAAAGACTGGGTACCGTAAAGGATTTGACCTCACTCCCTGGAGGCATTGGGTTTAGAGGATACATTGGCCGCTTTGGGGTAATACCTCAAGACATCGGCGTCTCTAAGGCCCGCCTGCTTGCGCAGGACTTGTTTAAATTTTACAAACCTTAATTCATTTTAATATGACTACTAAAACAAAAAGGTCACCTGGGCGACCCAAGTCCCAGCCAGTTGCTGCACCAGTTGCGGTTGCAGAGCCACCAAAAAAGGCGACACCTAAGAAACAAAAGCCTATTCGCAAAAAGCAAAACGCAAGTATTGCTACTGAATACGAAATTAAAAAAGGTGGAGGCATTGTCTTTATGTTGCCCCAAAAAGGCGTCACTATTTACGATGAGGAAAAAGACACTGTTCGTGAAATTAGATACTGCCCTAACGAGCCATCTATCTTTGTTGACGAGCAATCAGAAAATGCAGTTCGTAAATCTGTTTCGTTTAGTGAGGGTAGACTTTTTGTGCCAAGAGAACAGCCAAATCTTAAAAAGTTTTTAGATCTCCACCCTGCAAACAAAGCAAACGGAGGCACCGTCTTTAATGTCGTTGATAAAACACAGGACGCCGCAAAGGAGCTAGAGAAGGAGTTTGCTGTTTCTGACGCTGTGTCAATCGTAAGAGATAGAGACATCAACGATCTATTAGCTATTGCTTTGTATTATGGTATCAATATCAACTCTAATACGTCAGAGATCCGATACAATCTACTAAGGATTGCTAAGTCTAAACCCATTGAATTCATGCAGTCCCTGGATTCACCAGAAGTTACTTGCAGGTCTTCTATCAAGCAGGCGGCAGAGTATCAAATCATCTCTCTCAAGCCGAGCGGTGTATACTGGTTTGATTCAAACGGACTTATCGTTTCTGTGCCTGCGGGTATGGATGCGGTAGACGTTATGGTCAGATTCTGCCTCACGGAGAAGGGCGCTTCTACCCTATCGATTATCGAAGAGAAGCTTGAAAGACTGTCATAGATTATTGCGTATTTTTGCTTTATGCTAGGACTAAATCAAACTTCATCGTCTTCTGGGGCACTTGCAGAAGTGTTCCCTTTGGTTGAATACACTAGTGATTTTTCTGCTGGTGTAGATTCATTCAGTAAAGAGTTTGACCCTAGCGGAGTCGCTACTTTGGCTGGGAATACAGACGCCCATGGAAAAACTGATGTGTTAAGTATTACCTGGAGGGGAAATGAAGATGATGGTCTTTTTTATGTGACTAGATCTTTTTCAGACCTCTCTGCACAACAGCAACTTAACTCATACATGACATTTCGAGCTGATATATACTATGAATTCGCAGCTTCTGGTCCCGTGCAGACATATGTTCAGGCTGGTAATGCAATAAGCAGTACAGTATCTTTAATTACTAAAGACGGAAATTCGTTTCAAAATGTAAATGTTGGCGAATGGACAACAGTTCAGGGTCAGTTGCATATGAACACTGCTACATCACTTGACAATCTTTTAAGAATTGGATTTGTAGACAGTGCTGACGCACCTGTAAGTGGAGACAAGATGTACATACACAACGTGGTATTTATTTTTGAAGACAGAAGTTAATAGTATTTTTTCATTATTCATATTGAAAGAGCCGCCTGAAAGGGCGGCTTTTTTATTTCTTATATTTGGGGTATGGTAAATATTGTTGATGTATATAACGCTGTCAGGGACCTCTGCAATAAAGATCAACGAGGATTCGTCACACCAGAAGTATTTAGCACTTTTGCTGGCATAGCACAGCAGAACGTCTTTAACGAGATGTTCCAAGAATTAATTACGGCAAACAAAGCTAGAAAGGGCGGGATTGATCCAGCTCGTGATAAGTCTTTGTACAAGATGGTAGAGGAGGATCTAGCCTATTTCATTACGACTAGGGATTTGAGTGACGCAACCCCAGAGCCAGAAGATTACGATGATGAGGAAGAAGGACCTTATGTAGACCCTGCCGATGAGGGGGCTAGTACCTTTAAAAAGCCCAAAGACTTAGCAAGGATCATTAGTATTAAATCTCAACAAACAGATACTAATCTTGATTTGATCTACAATTCTGAGACAGCGGAAAGGGTTCTGAGAAGCAACTTGTCTGCTCCGACTGTAGAGTTCCCTGTAGCAATCATCTCAAATGTCATAGAGGTGTTCCCATTTGAATTGAACAGCGTTTTTCTTAAATACTACAGGCAGCCTAAATCAATCAACCTTATCACTGGTGCTATAGACTTCAACTCTACACCAGTATATGTGGAGATGGAGGCAGGTGCGAATATTACTGTTCCAGATGTGATAAACTCTAGGCACTTTGAGTTACCTGATCATTACAAGAACGAATTAATTGTTGAAATAGCTAAGATGATTGGTATCAGATTGAGAGATAGCTACCTATCTAGCTTTGCTATTGCAGAAGAAAAAGCTGAATAATGGCATTTGAAGATGTATCAACCAAGGGGATGAACTATACCACCCTGCGTCAAGTAATTGATGACTACCTCATCACTATGGATGGTGATGATTATGCGAGTAACGCATCTGATGCGGCAATAAGAAATATTGCTCTTCGTGGTTTGCGTGAGTTTGGTTTTGATGTTACTGCAAGAGTAAAGTCCATCAAAAGAACTGTCGAATCAAACAACACTGTAACTCTTCCTGACGATTACGTCGATCTTGTAAAGCTTGGCGTTGTTGATGGAGAGGGTATTTTGAGAGTCTTTAATCAAAACAAAAATGTAAATTACTCTAGAAGGATTCTACAAGACACCAGCGCTGATCCAAACGAGCCACAATCTGTTATTGCAGATACTGTCTTGACGACAGATAGCGATGCGGGTCCTCTTGATCTTGCCAACAACTTAATTCTAAATAGAGAGGATGACAAGGGCGCCACAAGTTCTTCTACTCCAGACAGCGGCGATCTTGACTTTTACGTATTTGAAAACTATCTCTTCCAGGGAGGCCTTGGCAGGTTGTATGGCGCTGGGGGAGGTTACGCTCCAGGCGAGTATAGAATCAACCTTGATCAAAACAGAATTGAGATTGCTACAGATTCAGAAACTGGAGATGTGGTTTTAGAATATATCTCTGACGAAGCGAGATCTACAAATCCAGTTGTGCATGTCTACGCGGAGGAGGCTTTACGTTGCTATATCTACTACAAACTTTGTGAGCGCAAGTCTACTATACCTTCTAACGAAAAGCTAAGAGCGAGGGCAGAGTATTACAATGAAAGAAGAAAAGCTAAAGCTAGGCTTTCAAGCTTCACGAAAGAGGAGGCACTCAAGACTATTCGTAAGAACTTCAGACTAGCACCTAAGTATTAATGATTGATAAGGTAATACCACAGAGATTAAACTCTGATGTAGACTCTAGGTTTCGGCCATCAACAGATATGATTGATGCGCTTAACATCGTATTCAATGAGAGTTACAAGGGGAATGCAGCAGCGGCTGGGAACACTGCATCTAACGATTTCTCTGGTGACTCTGGTGTTATAAAGCCTACGCCTTCGAACAGAAGCATAGAGGACATTTTTCTTTTTCAAAATGTAAGTATGCCCACGCCTGCAAACAGCAGTTTTGTAAGGGTGATAGGCTCTGTTTCTGATGAGCTTTTTAATATCATATACTTCTTCGCTTGGTCCAGCAACTCAAGTGAGATGGGTATCTACGCATGGGATGGAGATGGTATTTTACCTGGCACTCCTGCGCCAGGATCTTACGTAAGGGTTTACACGTCACCAAAGTTTAACTTCCCGAGTGATGGATTTGTAAAAGCTGATGTCGTTCACATTGGTCAACGTGAAGACATAAATATTACCTCAAGTAGAATAAGAAATACTATAGTCTACTTTACGGACAATAGGAATGAGCCCAAGAAGATAAACGTCTATGACGTTATGGAGGCCAACCTAAACTCTTACAACGACCTTGACATACTGGACATGATCACAGCGTGTCCTAAAACTCCATTGACGCCAATAGAGTTTGAATTCAACTTTGACCCAGATAGAGACGCATCAAACTTTCAAAGTATCCCAGGCTTACAGTTTGCCTATCAATATGTATACAAAGGTGATGTAGAAAGTGCTCTTTCCACTTACTCAAAGTTAGCTGTACCCACAGCTTACCTTGCTGTTGGTGTTGTCTCAGGAACAACGATCTTAGAAAATCGTTGTGTGCTTACCATACCGAGAGGCACAAGAGAAGTTCAATCTATTAACTTGCTCACCAGGTATGGCAATCGTGGATTATGGAGATTGGTTGATGAGATTGTTGTTCAGAATCAAGAGTCACCGTTTTACGATGCCCTTGGCGACATAACTTACAACTACTATAACGATAGAATCCTTATCCCTATTCCAGATGAGAGGGCTAATATGCCATTTAGCAACCTTCCTAGGGTTGCTCAGGCTCAAAGCGTTATTTCTGACAGGCTTCTTTATGGTAATTATGTAGAGGGATATCCCGACGTTCCTGTATCTGGCACAGCGGCCCCCGTATACAATGACACGCCGTCTTCACAAGGTTTGTCTTTAAATATTGAGGTTACTCCAATTATGAATCAGCTTTTGGCTAGGCCTACCTCTGGCACTGCTGATGAACAAAACATATACAATAAGCTTGGGACAAATAGAGTCGCTGGATACAAGATACATCTTAGCAGCGTACCAACGGACTTCCTTCAGTCACAGTCTATAGTATCTATTAGCTTCACCGTCTCCCCAGATGCAAACTTTCATTTTTACAATCAGCACAGATCGTATCACGGAAGCAACGAATCTGGTCTTTTTGGGGGATTGTATCACAGTTCTGAGACTTTGGACAACATAAACAATCCTGCACCCTATGAGGGCTTAAATACAGATCTGTATCAAAATGGAAGAAAATACTTTGGGATCAATGCAGGTGTCAAGTTTCTTGATGGAAATGATAATCAATCATACAATAAGTGGAGCTATCAGGGGTGGTCGGTATCTGATGACGGAACGGGTCTTGAGGGGCAAGTTGGGGGTGTTATAGATGTCGCGTATGGTACATCTGCAGCCAATCCATTTATTATAGAGGCAAAGCCTTTAACATTTTCTGTTACAATACAAACCAACTACGATACCACTAACCCCCGAGAAAATATAAGGGATGCCATATATCACTTTCTTACGGGGGAGGTAGCGATGCCCAATAATGGCACTGAAGATTTTGCAAGTGAGGTTACATCGACTCAGAACACCTCTTCCTACAGCATTGATTTAGATATTTCAAATGGCCAAAAAATACTTGCTCAATCTGGTACTGATTATAGAAAACAATTAATAGTTGGCCTTATACCAGTCGCCGAAAACGGAGCGCCTTCACAGGCTGGCGAACCCGTGGGTTATTTTATTGTCGATAAAGCGGATGTTACGTTTGGTCTAAAGGCATTTAGGTATATGGAAGCGTATCATGATACTCTACCCCAAGATGCTAATTGTTACATTGGTTTAGACTTACGTGATCTTTCTAATGTAAGTACTATGACTTGCGTCCCGTATGTTCCCGCCAATAACCATTTTGCAGCTAGAGTTTCCGCTGACGTTGTAAATATTGAAAATGGCAATCTATTCATTGGGGCTATGCCTCTTAACTTGATTAACGGTAACATCGAGTATTGGACGGTCTTTGGTGAAAACTTTATGCAAAATCAAGACCCGTCGCTTTTAAATGTGTTTATTCCAGAAGGCGAGTCTTACAATCCAACATTTCAAGACAATTTTGGGGATGTAGACTTTAACGACCCTAGAAATATGTATTTCTTTGGTGAGAGTGAGTACGAAAGTGTTGTTAACGAACAGCAGACTAACACTCTTTTCTACCCATCGAACGTGAGTCACAGTGATTTTGGGCTATCAATCTGTCCAGCGGGATACAAAGAAGGACGAGGGAATTTTTGCCTAGGGTTTTTAGTTGACGCTTCTGGCAGCACTGGCGCACCATTAAATCTCATAAACACGAGTGATGATATATATGATTATTACAGTGTTAGCGAAGGGTTAGATTCAGATTTAGCAAGAGCTAACTCTGTCTTTTCTTTAGTCGATGGGGAGGGTGGCCCTGGCTATAGAGTAAACAAAACTGGAATTGGAGAGAAGGTTTCTTGGGGAAGTATATGTCCATACGTATTGTTTTTAGGCGACATCCATGACAGATTAATTATCAACAGAGATGAATTAGGATACCCTGGCTCATTTCTTCTTGAAACAAACCTTAACCCCGCTTCAGGCGGGGGAACTGGAATTCCAGCGGAAAACATTTTAGACCTGGGTCAGCCCGATCCGCTAATAAATGGGTGGGTATCGACAGGTGGACTTTTTCAAACCTTTAGAAACGCAAATATTCCTTCTCCATTCTTTGCGTTGCCCTTTGATGCTCTATCACTTGTGGCTGGATCTGTTTCAACCTTATCATATGATTACGCGGTTCCAAACACGGTAAATACTTGGATAGAAACGCGAGCGGTTGATGCATTCTCAAACGGAATCACGGGTAGAAATTACCCCAGGTCGTTCAAGACAAACGCAAATCACGATTTTGGAATTGTTTATTACGATCAAAGAGGAAGGTCTGGAAATGTCAATTATCTAGGCAACACCTATGTTAGAGGATACAGCAACCAAGACAGACCTACTAATCAAAAGGGGAGGGTAGACGTGCAGATTAACATTGATAGCAATCCTCCAGATTGGGCTACGCATTACCAAATAGTGTATAGCCCAAATAGCACGGTGGGTGACTTTGTTCAATACACTACGGGCCCAGCATTTTTAGACAATATTGCTCAAACTGAAACCAATGATGATCTTCAGGATGAAGCATTGATTTATGTGTCCTTGGGTTACCTGCAAGGCGTTAACAATGTGTCATATGCTCATGCGTATGGAGCCGTCAACAAAGATGGCGGGAAAGATTTGTACTCATACCAAGAGGGCGACAAGCTTAGAATTTTATTCTATACGGACAATGATGGAGAGACAATTGTCTACCCAAATAATTATGTTTTTGACGTATTGGATGTTGTAACACTTCCAGAAAATTCTAATGAAAGCATACTTTTTACGGGCAATGTAGAAGACGGCGCGAACGTAGGTGCACTCATGCCGCCATCACAAACTGGGCAGTTTTTGGTTTTAAGAAACAATGTGAACACCACTGGGTTTTCGTATTCCGACGTGTTGGCCTCGTATCAAACTGGTGTTACTCAACAAACTAATGATGCTTACACTGGGGAGTCTGGTCAAAACTACTGGAACAACAGAACCGTAGTAGAAATATTCTCTCCCAAAAGAGCTCAAGATTTTGACCAAAGATTTTATTACGAAGTAGGCGAAAAATACAACGTCGCCTTGGATTCTAATGGCAACAAAGTTCATTCTCAATCAAGCATCTTATTGAGAGATGGAGACGTGTACTGGAGGAGAGTTCCTGTAAATTTTTCATCATACAACGAAACCAACAATGCCTTTACTCCAATCTTAAGCACTGACAATCAGAATCCTGGTAATCCAGCGTTTAAGAATTTGATTCTAGAGACTTTGGCATTTACAGATGTAATATCTGGTTGCGATAGTTTAGATTGGGGTAAACCAAAAGTTGTTGCGGCTCAAGATCAGGCCTTGTACAGAAGGTCATCAATCACGTATTCTGATAAAAACAACTACGCATCCAAGATAAACAGCTTCACTACGTTCAACGCTGGTTTGCTAAACTTCAAGGACTTACCTAACGAGTATGGTAATATTAATTACATCCTCAACGACTATGATAACGCCGTAGTAATTCAAGAGGACAAGGTTAGCTCTATCCCTGTAAATAGAAACATTATAGCTACGGCTGGAGGCGATCAATCCTTAGTGGCCTCTCAGGAGGTGTTGGGCACTCAGAAGTTCTATGCTGGCAATTACGGGGCTGACAACAACCCAGAGGGCGTCGTAAGGGCTGGCGAATCCATATACTTTGCGAATAAGAGTAGAAGAGAAGTATACAAGATGACCAGGTCAAAGGGCATACAGGTTATCTCTAAGGCCAACATGAGGGCGTATTTCAATAACATTTTCAATGAGGCATTAAAAGAGCAGCAGTCAAATGGAGGTAAAGTCAGAGTCGTTTCAGGGTATGATCCTCTGAGAGATGAGTACATCATCTCTATATACAACATGCAAGACTTTACTGATCAAGAGATAAACTATGACCCGTTTACAGGTGTGTTTGATGACGTAGAGATAATCGACCCCATAGATGATGATGATGATGGGTTTGATCCTGGTGATCCGCCAGGTCCAGAAGAACCATCAGAAGATGACGGCACCAGACCTATCGATGATGATGGAATCGATGATGATGGAAAGCCAGAAGAAGAGCAAGACCCAGAGGCCGATGTCAAAAGAATTGGCGAATCAATTGCTGAATCAGAAGAAGAAGCTGACCCTCGAACTAATTATTTGGGTCTGAATGCAAGTCAGGCTGGATTTAGCTCTATGGCAAGCTCCACACAAAACCGACGGGTTGTGCAAAATGGTTCTTCGCCTCGAGCGACTGATAATACACTCTTAATGACTTAGCTTTTAACCTGTAGTAGGATGAAACAAACTATCGCATTTCACAATACGTCAAACTACTGGAAGACCAGGTACTCATACACATCTTCGTGCATGATGCATCTTAATAAACTGTTCTTTACTTCGCCATTCAATAAAGTCCCTAATGACGTTAAAACAAGCTTTCTGTATAGACATAATGATAGCTCATCAGGATTCAATAGGTTCTATAATGACGATGATCAATCGCTACCTAGCGCTCTGGCTGTAAGTTTCAATGGGTTTAAAGGAAAGTCTGCTCGATCGGGAGCTTTAAATACTTCTTCGTCTAACAAAATCTTTAAATCCTTTTCTATATCAGGGCTGAACGACGCCTCTACCAATACAGATTTAGAGATAGGTGCTAGTTCATTCATAGTGAACAACAATTCCAACCCATCCTCTGGCGGGGAAGGCTTCCATGTTTTGTCCCCACTTAAGCGTAAGGGTAACTCTGTATATGGTGAGATCGGGAAAGAGCTTGAAATGTCTGGCACTAATATCAAGGCAATAGGCAGGATAAAAGACGTGTATAAGTGGTATCAGTTTAACGAAGATGAAGGGGTTAATGTGTGGTACCATCTGACTGGAGATGACGAGATTACTGAGGTAGAGATAGCGGGCCTTCACGTAGATGAGGATGGTCTTGATGTGGCGCCCAACCTTGGCGCACTCGAACATCTTTATGCTTTTGAGATTGAGTCCTTTATGTCAAACAATCCTCTGCCCTCAGCAAGCACAGGGGATTCTTTTGCTGAATACGTAAAGTTTTTTAGCGGAAGGGTGAATCCTGAGTTTAGCGGTATGGAATCTGTACCGTACAGAAAGGTTTCAACATCGCCACCATATACCCCTGTCATAGCTCGCTATCAAGTAAATTTTGATGATTCAATAAACTTTGAAGCAGGTGATAACTTTGGCAGGTATCTGTCTTATGGGGATCCGTTTTACAACGAAAACAACACCTTCAAGAAAAACAATGGGCAAGGCAATTTCCTGATGATGGTAGCCAGCGACAATGTGTTTGCCAATCACGTGAAATACGAAAGGACTCCAGGGTGTGCTTCTAATAACTCGCTAATATCCCCTCAATACACGTGGTTATCACCAGCGGGGCAAGACAGGCTTGTCAATCAGGGCAGAGAAATCTTGTTTGCAATGACGCCTGGCTTTATAAATGGTGCAGATCCTCACGGTTCCTATGCAGATGCTTTTGTAATTATCAACGGTGATGCAGCAGGAGATTTTGAAGTATCTTCTTTGCAAGTAGAGTACGAATTTACCGAGTACGATCACGGAGGAGTTGTAGGTACAGCAAGCAAAGCAAAGGGTAAAAAATAATTTAGTATTTTTGTTTCACATCATATTGTAGAATAATGGCATTAGGAACAGCAGCAATAATCGCTCAACTTTTAGGGGCTGGAGCTAATTACCTGATAGGTAGAGGGCAAGAAAGCGAGGGGGAGGAACTTGCACAGCAGGGTCGAGAAGATTTGCTTGCCACCGCAGGTCCTACCGCAGCTCTACTTGCTGGAGTAGACGAACAGAAGAGTCTTATCAAGGATGCGCAGGCAAGAGGACAAAGGCAGTTAGACACCTCTGTGGCTGGATTTTTAGATGCCCTTCAATCTGGAGCTCCTACTGCTTCTGCTTTGGTACCTTCTTTTGCTGGTAGTGTCGCTGACGCTAGCTCAGACCTTGGAGCTCGTACTGCTCAAGCCATGGCGGCAGCTAATCAGCCAGCGATTGATGCGGCTGAGAGCGCTATGGATGTGTCTAGGAGTCTGGCTGGGATGGACCTTCAGCAGGGTACAGAAGCTTTCAACCAAGGAAGACAAACACAATACAATGCATTCGGTCAGGCATTAGGTATCCCCATGGATCTTGCCACCTTGCAGACTGCTAATCCTGACGCTTTTTCAAATCTCTTTCCCAACCTAGCAGAGGGGGCTAAGATTGGCCAACAGGGAACGTACACAGGTGGCGGTATCAACATGAAGACTGTCAAGAGTTTGCTTGACGCTATGCCGCAAAAAGAAAAAAAAGAGGAAGAGGATAAGAAAAAAAATAAGAAGAGGGTAGGCGAAGCTACTGACACCGTAGACAAGGTGAACAACCTGGCTGCCAGGGGCGGGGTCATGAGACCTGGTGATACGCTTCGAACTAAGGGCCCAGAAGACCATGACAAGCAAGAGTACGATATTGTAGACGCTGAGACAGGGCAAACTGTAGCTAAGACTACGGGGCAAGAGGACCACACGGTAAACGAAGACGGCAGCATGACGGTGCTAAACAGCGATCAATCTGGGTCTATTCACGATGCATTCAAAGACGTCGATGTCCCTATGCTTCTAAAGTTCCTTGAAAAGTATCCTCAGAAATCTCAGGTAAGAGACTTGATGTCCGCTCTTAATGTGTTTACCTTACCACAATTTCAAGATTAATGTCTAACGGACCAACTCGTCCTGTATACACTGGGCAAGGCATCCCAATGAAGGGATTTGAGCAGCTTATTGAGGCTGCTTCAAACGCTGCTGCGGTCGATGCCCGCCGCGAACAACAACTACAGAATGCACGTCGATCTCAGGTAAACAAGGTCCAAAAAATTCTTGACGGGGTATACCAAAAGAGTGGGGCAGAACTGGCTCCTGGGCTAAGGCCCTTCTGGAACGAGTATGTAGCAAAGGTAGATCAGCAGATTGAAAGCATGACGCTGCAGGATGGCGTTCCAATTACAAGCGTGGCTCAAGGCCAGGCTCTTTTGTTTCAAGCTGAGTCGTTTTATGATCATCTGTACGGCTACAATCACTTCGATGGCAAGTATGCTGCTGAAGACGAAATACAGCTCATTGAGGGTTTGATTTCTGACCCAACAAAGCGAACTAAATTCTTGGAAAAAGCCCCAGTAGATAAAAACTACCAGCTAGGAGATCCTGTAAAGGCAAACAGCCAACTGGCTGCGATGCAGGATTACGCTGACATTGGATTCCTTGGCGCTTCTAGACAGGAAATTGAGGATGGTAGTTACTATAATGGGGGATATCAGAATTACGCTGAAATCGACTACACTGGACAGGTGCCACGACTAAAGCTTAGGCAACCCAATGGTGTTGCAGATAGTAAAAGTGCTTCTGGTTTCGCACAGGCTGGTTCATATTTAGATGGGCTGTCCATATACGGTGCCAATCACCAAGGCCTTTTTAATGTAGAGCGTTTTGCCGTAGACAGAGAAGCCAAGACTTTGTTTAACCTCGGTCAAGAATACTTGCAGCCGCTTGTTAAAGAAGATATGGTGGGCCTTGGATGGGACAGAGGAACCGCAGATCGCTTGGTTCCAGGCCTTGTAAACGACAGCACCTCCGACGGTCAGGAGGTTAGATACGCAATGTTGAGCATGGTCAGAAAAGACAATGCAAACATATTCTCTGATGCGGAAGCCAGAGCTTTTGTTTTCAACAATCCTTTGTTAGCGTTTGATACTGACACTCAAGGGAAAACAACAGCTACAGACGAGCAGATTGCAAGGTTAAGCGCGAGGTTTGATCGAATCAAGAGTAATGTAGATTACGTCAAAGAGCTCGTTAACGGAAGTAAATATGACAGGCTGATTAGAGAGGACGCTAGGGAGGAACGTCAAAGCGATCAATTTGCAGATATGCTGGCTGGCATGACCACCTTGAATCCTAACGACATCTTCTCAATTGAGTCGATACAGGAGATGATCAACAATGGTCAGCTTTTACAAGGGACAGATCCTTCAGGTTTTAACGCTGCAGATGCGTTCAATATTGGATACGCTAAACTTCTTGCAGAATCAAGCGCAGTTTTGGGCCAACAGATTCAGCCTGGTCAGTCTGTTAGTGATATTATCATATCGACTGCACCTTCATTTTCCTTGGCGGGTCAAGCGTTACAATCACAAGCTGGTGTAACCCGTTCATTCCTTGAGCAATTTGAGGTTGATGGAAATCATTTGCCACAAACTATTGGTAGGTTCAACGTAAACTCTAGCGGAAGCACTCAGCTTCAGTTCTCACCGCAGACAAACGTAGAGGGTAATATTGATACTGTATTCTTTACAGAAGACGACCAAGGCAATCTCAAGATAGGTGTTGCTCTTAATAAGAGTGGGGTAACTGGATTTGGGGTAGGTAGTCTTGGACTACCAATAACACCATTAGAGGGTCAAATCAGATTTGATCTTGACACTCCGTTGTTTGATGTGGCCACTTCTAGTGATGGCAGTCAATCACTTAGAGATCTTGGTAGAGTACAAGAGGGAAGCGCCTTGGCGGGGAGAACATACAAGACAGATACACCTGAGCTTGTATTCTATTTTGACCTTGTGGATGACAAGAGTAGATTAAATATTTTGGGCAGTAAACTTGATGGATTGTACGGTAAGAGCGGCATGAGCTATCCTGACGCTGTCAACCCAGAATTTGGATATACCTTAAACGCTATGTTTGACAAGATCAACAGATAATTATGGAAGAAGAAGAAATCCTACAATTTATAGATGATCAGCGCTCACAGGGTAGAAATGACCAGTTTATTGGGCGTAGCCTTCAGATGAAGGGGGTGTCTGGGTATGCTGAATACTTAAAAAAAAAAGACGATACTTCGACCTCAGCCTCCACTTCGGGAGAGGAAGGTACGGACTCAGCGCAAGCTACAGCTCCTCAACCAGCACAAGAAGCTGGTTCTTCGGATTTACCTGTAGTTCCGCAAAGAGACCCTAGTTTTAACCCCCTGACAGGGGAGGTAAAGCCTTGGGCGGATACCCCTGCCAACAGGGCAAGGCTTGAAATCGACCCCGTGCATTACGATGCATTTCAGAAGGCTGGGTTTACAAGGGCTGCGCAAGGCATCGCACCAGAGTTTGTAACTCCAGAGATAGAGGGGATATTCTCTGACTTTGCAAGTCAAGGAAATTGGTGGTGGAACGCTGTGGATGGGAACGTACAGAAGCTGTCTGAGCAACTCGCAAACAACGATCAGTACTTGAGCAGCAATGGCTTAGAGTACAAGAAGACCAATGTTGTTGATCCTACTGCTGGCGCCAGTATACCTATTATCGGGGACTCCTATGTGGTTAACCTGCCTGAAGAACAGGTATATCAGAATAAAGTGGAGGCCATAAACAAGCACCTCACTAAGCAGATACAGGATAACGTAGTCACATCTATGCTTGATGCAATGCCCAAGGATGTGAAGGGAAGTGATGTAGCTCTTAAGTATACGGAGCAGTACATGCTTGAGAACTATGGGTCTATGCTAGACCTTACAGGAGAGGGGCAGGTAGGTAACACCCCGTTTTTAAAGTTTGAGGGTTTTGGCGGTGGGTTTCGTGCGGCACCAAACTTTTCAGGATATCTCGTAGACAGATTTGATGCTGCGAGTATTGATCTTGTCAATGCTATCTACAACCTGTTTGGCGGTGAGGCAAAAGACATAACCGCCATGAGAAAAAAGGCTGAAGAAGTTCGGTCTAATACCTTGCAGTTTACAGAAAGCATGAGCGGAAGCTTTACTGATGGTCAGTTCGCTAATGGATTAATGCAGCTCAGTGGCTTTATCTCTGAATCTACTCCAACTATGGCTGTTCTCATTCCGTCTGCTGCTGTAACTACGGTAGCTACGGGTGGTGCTGCTGCCCCTTGGTGGGTAACTACAGGTCTGATCGGTCTAGAGGGCGCTACATTGAGCACAGCGGTAGAATCCGCAAGGACTCAAAACCACCCTATGTTCAAGCGGTACACGAAGGACGGGAACACTATAGGCTACGAAGAGATGATGATGGCTACTGGTGGTGACCCAGAGCTTATGGGCCAATACACCGAAAGCTTTGACAACACAGCACGTTGGGGTCATTTAAGCACAGTATTCGGGACTGACTTTGTCTCTGCTGGCGCATCCTCATTGTTTTTCTTGCGAGCGCTCAAAGGCGCTGGAGGATCTGCTAATGTTGGCAACAACATGAATTCTTGGTGGAACGCACACCTAAGCAACCTTGGCTACTCTATCCCCGTAAACAGCGTTACAGCTTCTACTGCTGCGATGGCTCAGTATGTAAGTATACTTGAACAGTCTGGTCAGGAGTATGACGCGCAAGATGTGTTTGAGTTAGGGCTCGACGTGGCGTTGGGGGTTACGCCAATCACAGTGGGCGTGACTGGAGCTGGCTCTAGTGTCAGTTACGTACAAACTAAAGCTCAGATCGCTAATGCCTTGGCAAGAGATGCTGTGGGTAGAAATGGTGGCAACATTAAGATCAACCAACAGCGCACTCGGTTCCTCGAAATGCTCCGAAACAGCACCGATAGGAACGAACAGATATACGCAGAGCGTCAGCTTGTAGCACTTGAAGAACAAAAGCTCAGTAGCATAGCTGCTGACGAACAGTTCTACTTGCGCATGAACCCAGAAGATTACGAGACCGTTCTTAATCTTCACAGAGATTACAACAGCAAGTTTCGTCAATTAAACGCGCTTGAAGATCCTAATGGCGATGCGGCTAAAGCCATTCGTCAGGATCTAGACGACATAAAAGAGAGAAGACAGAATATAGAAAGCCTTTACGAGGTAGATACAGCGGTAAAAGACCCCACTATGCCTAGCCCAGACCTGTACGAACCCACTGTCACGGGACCAGGTGGTGACCCACTTCCCCTTGGGTTTGAGCCAGGCCTTTCTAAGTGGTGGTACGTAGAGTTCTTAGACAAGTACGCCGATGTGAATATGTTACAGCGCTCTATCACGGAGTCCCTGGACATAGAAAATCAAGGCGCTAGGGTTGCCCTCAATCAGGACTTTGAGGTACTGCAGAAGCTTGCTGTATCAAAAGCTGCGCATCAGGTTGAGGAGATGATTAATCTCAGAAGCCAAGATGGCGGCTTGATCGACCAGCTTAGACAGCTTCAGAAAAGTACAGACGCTTCTCTCTATGACGCACTTCCCGAAGTTCACGATAAGAATATCATTGGCCTATATGACAGGTGGTCCATCGCCAAGTTTGCTCCAGAGAGAAACCAACAGGTCCTCAACGAGAACGTACAAGAGCTCAATGCCCTGAAGTCAGAGGTAAATGGGGATATGACCAAGTTGCCTGCTGGCAAACGACAGAGAGCGAAATTCCTGGAGGAGAAGATTGCAGCAAGGAAGGGTAGTGGTATGGCTGACTCTGATGCAGAGTCGTTCTTGGCGTCACTTCCAGACGATCTGAAGCAAGCATTTGAGAGCGTAAGAGAAGAGCACAGGGCGATTCAGCAAAACACCAGAGACGCAGCGCTTGAGTACGGCTTCATCGATCAGACTATGTACGATAAGATGCAGGCCACTGCCGAGAACTATGTTACCCTTACAGGTGACGGCATGAAGTCTAGCGATGGCAACATCGCCCTTATTGACAACTCAGTTGTAGATCAAATCTTCCCATCTAGGTCGAGTCAAGGGGGTGTCCCAGACCAGCTTCGCAAAGCGTCTGGACGTAGTGATGAGACGGGTAGCATCTTAGCCAAAACCATAGATCAAAACACACAGATACACGTCGCAGGTCAAAAGAACGTAGCCCTCCAAGGCCTCTACGAACTTCTCCGTTCTAATCCCAGCCCTGAGCACTACACTGTTTCTGATGACGGAAACTCTTTGGCTAGCAATACCGTAATGGTTTATCTCAACGGCCAAAAGAAGTACATCACATTTGCAAACGAATCATACGCCAAGCCATTCAAAACGACAGGACCAAGTGACAATCAGTTCTATGTAAAGGTTGTACAGCCTGCTCAACGTCTGTTTAGCTTGGTTCCAAAGATGTACACTCAATACTCTACTACATTTTTCGCTGGCAACGCGCCCCGTGATTATCAAGCATCGATTAATAATGCGCTAAGTGCTGCTGAAAAAGAGTTTGGATACGCGCTGTACAACGCTGATGGCAATCCGTTAAATATTAAACAGCTTGTTTCGGACTCTCATCTTGTCGGACGTGGTGAATACGCAAGGGCGTTTAAGGCTATCGCCGCAGACGAGTTTGGAACAGGCCCAGATTTACGAGGTCAAGAAAACGTATTGTACCAAGAGTTCAAGGCTCACGGAGGCAAGACTGGTTGGGCATATAGAACTCCTTTAGAGGACTTGTCAAAAGAGCTCGCCGCAGAAGTTGACGTTGCGGTAAAAGGTCAAAAGGCAACTAAGTGGCTTTATGACAATAGTTTAGGTCTTATAGAGTCCTTCAATAACACGTTTGAGAATGTGTTTAGATTTCAGGTTTACAAGGGGCTTCGCAATCAAGGTGTCAAGCCAGATTATGCTGCTGCTGTAGCGAAGGATGTGAGTATTGATTTTAACAGGTCTGGTAATACTACCCCGAAGATCAGTGCGATGAAGTTCTTCTTAAACGCAGGGCTTCAGGGTGCTGATATGACAGCGCAAACTACCATTGCCCTCAGACCAAAGACAACCCCTGAAGGAGAGACGAGAAACCCTATTCAACGATTGACGAATGCGCAAAAGCTTTTGATTGGGAGCGTTGGATTTAGCTACATGTTGACTCAGTTTAATCAGGCTACGACCGAAGTAGATACGGACGGTGTCACTTTCTATGATAAGATACCAGACAACGTAAAGAAGAGAAACCACATCATTATGATTCCTGGAGGCCCTACGGGAGAGAGGGTACTTATACCTAAGTCGTATGGTTTTGGTGCCTTCAACGACTTGGGTGTCATGGTTGCTGAGGTTCAGAGCGGGGAGAGAGACGTTACCGACGCTAGCCTTTATTTTGCCTCGTCTGCAGTTGAGAATATGTCACCAGTATACTTTAGAAGTGTGGGCGCAGAAGAAGATCCAACTAAGTCTGTAGACCCTGTTCAGCAACCTGGCTTGGTGATGGACGCCTTGACAAGTATTGACCCTATAGCCCCCGTCATTGACGTAGCACAGAATGTGGACGGCTTTGGGAATCCCGTATACAAAGAGGCCCGTTCAGGGGAGTCGAGGGTATCTAAGGCAACGGACTCACCTTCACTCCTGAAGGACGTAGCCACCGTTCTGAATGAGTCATGGGTCAGTGGCGGTAGCGATCAGATTAGCGGTGACTTGGACTTTAATCCTGACGCACTCAACTATCTCTTTCAGAACTACTTAGGTAGCTCGTATGTCATGTTTGGCGATGCTGCTGAAACCATACTTGAAGCATCAGCAGGCGAAGCTACCGTGGACACCTGGCCCATCCTAAAAAAGTTCTACCAACAAGACTTTGAGTACTCTTCTTACGGAAACTATTACGACGCGAAGTCTGTAGTGGGTTCTTACCTATCGGAATTTGGAAACATAGAAGACCTGTTGGAAAACAAGGGGAAGCCCCTTCCTGGTCGCGATGAAAAAATTGCAGACTATGCAGCAGTAGAAACTGAACCTGGCAGTGCAAGTAAGAGATATGGCCAAGCACTGGCGATGCACGAGCTTTTCTCAGATATCGACAGAGAAATTAGACAGTTTAAGGAAGCCAAGGATTTACTGCAGGAGCAGCAAGAGGAGCTTGGATACGATATGTTTAACCTTCAAGTTGCTGACAAGTGGGCAGACCTAGAAGAAAAGATCTACAGGATAGAGCGAGCAGAGATGCAGCTCATGGAAAAGGCCTTAAAAGAGTATTATAAGTATTACCCTAAAGTTGAAGAATAATGAGTAAGAAAAAGATAAAGGACACTAAGCTCGGCGCTTGGTTGTCAGAGAAAGCACCCCAAGTATTGGGTGTTGTTGGAGACTTGCTCCCAGATAGCGGGGGTTTAGGTGTTGTAAAGAACCTTATCGACAAAGATCCCGAGGTTGATTCTAAAGAAGCGCAGGCTGTCATTGACGCTGAGATTCGCTTTCAAGAGAATGTGACTGAGCGATGGAAGGCTGATATGGGCAGCGATGTGAAGTTGGCAAAGCTCATTCGTCCCGTTACTTTAATCTGCTTGATGGCCATGTTTATGATTACCATGATGATTGATAGCATGGACAACATCGCATTTAATGTAAAGGACTCCTATGTCTCTTTGCTTGAGCTGTTGATGCTAACTGCATTTGGTGCATACTTTGCTGGCAGAACAATAGAAAAAAAGGGGAAGAAATGAGGTTGTTGTTGTTTTTACTGTTTCCCCTGTGTGCCTTTGCTCAACCTAGTTGGGTAAACGTCACCATACTTAGCGATCTATACAGCGGAGAAACTACATGGGAGATATACAATGGCCCACAAGCTGTGGCTCAGTCCTCTATCCCCTACCAAAGCAACAATCTATCTAACGAGATGGTGTATCTACCATCTGGCGATTACGAGTTTGTGATCTATGACGCTTTCGGAGATGGCATTTGCTGTGAGTTTGGAGAGGGCTGGTTCGCCCTTAGCAACACATGCGGGGTTGACACGGCGGTGTTTGATTTCAACAGTGATCAGTTAACAATTCCCTTTGTCCTTGAGCCCTGTGAGCCGCTGATACCTGGCTGCATGGATGAGTCAGCAAACAACTACAACCCTTGGGCTAGCGTAGACAACGGAAGCTGCAATGTAAGTGAGTGTCCAGATGGTGAGGCGTTTGTATCTATGGAGCTTACGCTAGACAACTGGCCCAACGAGACTGGTTTTACACTTGTTGATTTAGCTGTGGGTCAGTTCTATGAACAGGTGCTGCCAGGACAGTTTAACTTTGGAGATCAGCTTGCTACATATACTTATGATTTCTGTGTAGCCCTTGGATTCGAGCTGATACTTACAGATACATACGGGGACGGACTGAACGGTTCTATGAGTGGGGGGTCTGATGGTGGTGTAGTTATTACAGCGTGTGGAGATGAGGTGGTCTGGGAGCTAGAGGATCTAGCCTATTCTGACAACGACGGTATGGTTCATTACTCTGGGGCTGTGTTTGTAGAACCATGCGAAGCCGACAGTGTAATAGTAGGCTGCATGGATGACGACTACGTGGACTACAACCCAGAAGCTACTGATCCAGCAGACTGCTTGACATTGCACACTTGGGGCTGCATGGATTCTACATCATTTAACTATGATGTGAACGCTACAATCTCTGATCTCAATAGCCCATGTGTAACTACAATCACTCTTGAAGATGATGCGGGTGATGGCTGGGGTAATTCGCATGTGGGTGTAAAGCAGGGTGATTTGCAGTGGATATTTACGGTTGGACCAGGAGAGTTTTCTCAATCTTGGGATCTCATCCTGGATTCTGACGAAGAGGTAGATGTATACTACTTTGAAATCGGCGGACCGCAACAGCCCCCACAGGAAACACAGTTTCAAACGCTTCATAACTCAATTATTATAACCAACGAGGCTGGAGACACCTTGATGGTAGAGGGAGACAATCCATTTTTTGATAACGGGCAGGGTGCTCTACAGCCATTTAGCAATCCCGAGTGGAACATCTATCACTTCGTGCCGTACTGTGGCAATAGCTGCCTCCCGTATGTTTATGGATGCCTTGATATAGAGGCGCAGAACTACAGCGAAGAAGCGAATGCTGATGATGGTAGTTGTTACTACGCGGCGGGCTGCACGCAGCCTGGATACTTGGAGTATTACAATCAAGGCTATGAAGCAGACTTTGATGATGGGAGCTGTGAGATAATGGCTGTATTTGGATGCATGGATGTTACAGCATTGAACTACGATCCCGAAGCCAATGTAGACATCGGCACTTGTATTGAAGCAGTGGTTGACTGTATGGACCCTAACGCATTCAATTACAATGAGTTAGCAAACATATCAAATGAAGACGCCTGCTTGTATGATGCGGGTTGTATCACAGGTCCAGGCAATCCATACTGGCTGAATGATGGCTGCTATGCTTGGATCATTGATGTTGATCCTTACTGCTGTGATGTAGCTTGGGATGAGGCGTGTGCCGAGCTCTACGCATATTGTGAGCAGGGGTGGCCTCAAAACATTGAAGAGCCCACGCGATACATCGATGCGTATCCAAACCCAACAAGCTCGTTGTTAAATATTAGTGCGCCTATCGGCTCTGTCACTACGGTATACAACAGCTTAGGGCAAATAGTCATCAATGAAACGAGAGAAACTATTTTAGATTTTACTGCTCTCCCCAAAGGCGTCTACAATGTATTGATACGCTATGAACACATCGTTGTTAATAAATCGATCATAAGCCAATGAGACTCCTATTTGCCATACTGCTTTGTCTCTTGAGCTTCAGTACGCAAGCACAGACGCTCAAAAAGACCTTTAAATTTGCCACGTTCTACACAGCTTTCAGCGGCGGTAACTCTGTAGCAGACGAGAGCGTATACTCTGTGATGAACGGGCTCGAAAAAGACGTTTTAGAAACGCCATTTGACTACTCGTTTACGGCAGGTGTAAGAAAGATCGCTCGTTTTGGATACGAAAACAGAGCAAATGTTTTTTATGACGGGACAGAAAAATCATACAGCGATGCAGCAAACATCGGTAGAGTAAAAGGCTTTGAGTTTTTGTTTGAGGCGGATTGGCGTAGGCAGCAGGGCCGTAACTTCTTAGATCAAGATTATTTCTTGCGCTATGTTGCTAAGAACTGGATCGCAAAAGTAGAGTACCTGCAAGACGGCTTTGCTGATGTAGAATACTTTGAAGGTTCAGAACGCTACAGAATCAACGTCAACGACAAGTTTAGTTTCAACATCGGCCTGGCGCAAAGGATATCTGAGCCATATGGGTACGACCCATTAAGCGAGTGGCTCTTAGACGATAACAACATCCACTATACTAATCTAGCTCTTGAAGAAGGATACACGATCGAGGTTCAAGAAAACGAGTACTACGATCCAAGCGGTGAGCTCGTCGCGGACAATGCAGATGTTTGGCAGCAGATAATTATACCTGACGTGATTGGCAACTACGTCAACAGAAAAAGAAACGAACTACCTAATCAGTGGAACTATTCGTTGGTTTTAGGTTACGACTATTACAAATACTCAAAGGACTTTTGGATGCATAGCTGGGCGAGCGTCATGCCCTATCACCTAAATACAGGAGGGGAATACTCCTACTTTGAGACTACAAATGGCGAGCAGTGGACTGATTATAGTTTAGGCCTTATCTTTGGTTGGAGATTAAATAAAAGCTTGGGTGTTTTTTTAGAAGGCAAATACAATAGGTATTGGAATAGAGAGTGGCACGACTTTTCTGTTGGATTAAATTATGTGATACTATAATGGCAAAGCAAATCGGAGAGGATACCAAGGTAACGCTAGACCTGAAGACAATTGGGATGGCAGCGGCAGGCATTGGAACGGTAGTAGCTATGTGGTTTGCACTTCAAGCAGACATCGCTGAAGCGAAGGAGTTGCCTGTTCCTGCTGACCCTGAAATCACACGCATGGAGTTTGATATGAAGGACCAGTTGGTTCGTCAAACCATTATGACTACCCAAGAAGACGTGCAAGAACTCAAAGAAGATCTAGATCGTATAGAGCAAAAAATCGATAAACTCAACTGATATGCCATCACATTACAAAGTAAAAAAGGGCATGGCGGGAATGTCCACCATGAACGGAAAAAAGAAAACAACGCCAGGAACAATGCCAGGAGGAGGCAAAGCACCCATGTTCATGATGGGGGGTAAAACCTATGCCGACATGGGAGCTATGATTAAAGCGGAGGCAGGAACGCTTGTTCCAGCCCTTGCTGATAATCCCACTACGTTTGCTCAAATGGAGAAAGCCGTAGACAAGAAGCGTAACGAGAAGAAGAGTAGCTAACAAGTAATGCGAGCCCTAATCGCCGTTTGTTGCATCGCCATGTTTTTTTCGATTGGCTCTGGAATACCAGAGTCAGGCGTTTGCGTGGTTGAATTTAACGCAGGATTCAATGCAGCGAATGGTGTTGAATGGATCGAAAAGCTATCTGACTGCAAGGGCAGCCGCGTAGACATCATGGAGAGTCCAGACCTACAGGCCAAGCACAAGATAGTTGTCGTGCCTACGGTGATTGTATTTAACGACGGAGAAGAGGTCAAGCGCTTCCAAGCCAACATCATGATGCAGCTTGAAGCCACTAAAAATGACGTGCAAGAAGCCGTTGATGAAGTTATAATGAGTGCATTCTGAAGATACAATATGAAAAATAACTATGGGATACAGAGTTAAGAAGGCAAACAACGGGACCAATACTCGAAAGCAAAATAGAAAGGCCAAGCGAAAAGCGAGAAAAGCAGCGAGACAGGCTAAGAGGCCAGGTATGTTTGCGCAGTTTAAAGACGAGCGCCAACAGCACAGACAAAATGCAAGCCCTTTACGAAAGGCTGCTGGCGTTATTCCCGCTATTCAGGCTGGATCTATATTGATGAAAGAGTTGCGTAGAAAACAATAGATGGGTTGCGGCTGCTCAACATACAAAGTTTTAAAGAAGGGGGGCACGTCTCGTAAGGGACGCATGCCCAAGAAGTTCTCTGTCAAGAGCGGTGACAAGTCTCCTTCTGGTGGATTGACAGCCAAGGGTGTACGGCGATACCGTGCAGCCAATCCTGGTAGTAAGCTGAAGACTGCTGTAACTACTAAGCCGTCCAAGCTGAAGAAAGGTAGCAAAGCTGCCAAAAGAAGAAAGTCTTTCTGCGCTCGCATGAAAGGCATGAAAAAGAGATTAACTAGCGCCAAGACAGCTAGAGATCCAAACTCTAGAATCAACAAGGCGCTTCGTAAATGGAACTGCTAAGATGAAACTAGGTAAAAAGGCAAAGCGAGGTACAAGGGTAAAGAAGTTAGCTAACGGTGGGAACGGAGATCCAACGAAAGATCAAGCTGCTGTAGCTGAAAGTACGGCTACACCAAAGTATATAGAAAATTCTTTCTTAGCATATGCTGGATTACCTCCAGCTCTTGATCCTAAATTTTTTAGAGATGAGGGGACCATTCGGCAAACACCCGAGCGAAAGCCCACAATGTTACAATCTTTCTATGAAGGCACCCCGCTTGGGATGACCGAACGGGAGAAGTATGAGCCTTTTGATAAGATGTCAATTTTTGATGTCGCTGCTGAACCACTAAAAGCCTTAGAGTATTATAGCGTAGACGCAAACAAAGGAAGGCTTCCAACAAGGGCCGAATGGGACGGCTTTGGCGGCTCAAACGTATTGGATGCTGCAGTAGCCATGGTCAACCCTGCCGCTTATGTAAGCTATGCCATGCAAAGTGAGGCGGGTGCATTGGCTTTATTGCCTGCGCTTAGGCCCGCGATGAATGCTTATCAAACGGCGTTGAGATCACGGGGAGCATTAGCGCCTGGGCAAACACGAATCCCGTTAGATGGCAGATCTACACCAATAAATCTTTCTGCAGGACAGGACAAAACAGTACAACTTGCATTAGAATCTGCTGAAGTAAATAACGCTAGAGTCGCTCTGAGTCAAAATCTAGCGCAAGAGGTTAATGAAGTTCAAAAATTTGGCACCACCGCACTCGAGAGAAAACAAATAACAGACGAGGTGGCTGATTTTTACAATAGATATTTACAGACACCAGGAGCACTTGAAAAGCTTGAATCTCAGAGAGCTTTCATGGCGGCTGCATCAAAAGCTATACAAAGAGGTGACCTAGAAGATTTGTTTAACAGTACTGAAATTAGTGCTATGATGCCCCCTGTAGAAATGTTTGGTGGTCTAAGTGAAGCAAAAACGAAGCTGATTATGCAATCTCCGTATTTCATAGGTAGGTCACCCAAGCTTGTCAATAAAACACAGTCTCCTCTAGCAGGTAGGGCATATCGAATTAATCAAGAGGTGAAAACACCTTTTTTAACTGGACAAGAAGCGCCACAAGATTTGTACATGTTGAGATCGCGAGCCTTTACTCGGGCTGATGATGGCGCCTTGGAGGCAAAAGAAGTATTCTATAGCAATACAGAACCAGGAAGAAAGGCTGCGGCTGAAGCCTTGATTAAAAACTTTCAGATGGCTGCGAATGAGTCTTTTAAGAATCAAGTGCTAGTTACTATTGAGGAAATGAAGGCTTCTGTAGGGGCGGCTGCTCGAGGAGCAACGGATGCTACAAGTGACATCACCAGAAATATAAGTGATTTTACTAAACAGCCTGTAGAATTTATAGATGGGATGCCTGTTCAAGCTGGTCCATTTAGATACAATTTTTCTGAGGCTCAAATTAAAATGTTAGAAACGCTTACACCAGAAGAGTTTGTTAATACTTTAACTCACGAAACAAATCACAACATTCTTTTGCCGTTTCTTGATCAAATCGCAGACATGTCGATCATTGAGATGCACACAATTGGAAGCCGAATTGATAAACCTATGTTCAACGCTTTTGGTAAGAGATTGTCTGAGACTACTCCAGCAGAAGGCTTTAGGTCTGCCCAAGAGATAGCAGACAATCAAACGGCCCTTGAGGCA